GACTTGATCCAGCTCGCTGAACATGCGATCGCTCACGCTCCGGCCTCCTGAAGCATGCCTTCAAATACCAGCCCCCAGCCTGCGGCGTGGGGTGCCAGCACGCGCGGGCGCGGCTCCGGCAAATGCTCGGCATACGGCACCCCGTTTTCATCCAGCTGCACCAGTACCCGCTGACGCACCGGCAGCTCAAACATAAGATCAGCGGTGTCATCGCTGTTAATCAACGTGGTGAATTTAATCTGCTGGTTTTTATCCGGGTTCAGCAGCAGATCGGGCTGATTAAACCAGAGCCAGGCCATCAGCGGCAGCGTGAAGTCGTCAATGCTCCCGGCGTAGTTCATGACGAACAGCACCAGAGAATAGCGGTACATGAAAGACGGCGTTTCACCGGTCGTTTCAATGCCACCCTCTTCAACAAACACCGTCCAGGCTTCCGGGTTCGCCCGGCACCAGGTGTTTGCTTTCTCTATGGCGGCGCGGAGTGTGTTTATCTTCAGCATTTATGGCTCCTTTCGGGTGTTCTGGCGCAGGCTGTTCCACTGGCGGATCGTCGCTTTGTCAGCATTGCAGGCATCAAGCGCATCCATCAACCTGTCGCTGAATATCGCCACCGCGCCCCAGGTCACTGGCTTATCCAACGCCGGGCGTGGCGTCTCTTCGGTCAGGCTCTCCGGGACGGGTTCACGGACCAACTGAATGATCGGCGCGGGCGGTGCGTTTTTGCAGGCTGCGGCTGACAGCGTCAGGCACAGGAGTAACAGCGCACGTGTCACCATTGAACGCGGCCTGCATTGCTTCACGTCGGCGCTCCCCTTCTGCATTACGCTGTTGCTCACGGACTTTTACCTCTGCCAGTAACTTATGGGTTTGTATGGCGGTCGCCTTCACTTCCTGGATAACCTGGTCGTAGCCGGTCGCCGTTTCGGTCAGCAGCTTGTTGCGGGTCCGGGCCTCGCTCAGTTGGTCGGTCTGCCACCAGACAGCAGCCAAAAGGACAAGCATCACAATCACGCTGCCCGCCCTCATGACGGCGTACTCAGGCCCAACAGGCACCAGGCTTTAAAATCGTTGCGCCGATTAACCAGTCCGGGGGAGCGCTTACCGCCCGCATTGACAAAATCAGTCAGCCTGTTGCACATCTGCGGCCATTGCCTGGCCTGAGCATGTTTCCAGATCGTGGTTCTCTGCTTGCGTCCGTTTTTATCGGTGAACCACATCAGCCCGGTGCAGCCCAGATTCAGGGCGGCATCCGTCATGGCCTCAAAGGTGAGCTGCGGCATGTCGGCGCCGTGGAAATTGTTATTGATGCAGTTTTCTGCCCGTTGCAGATCGTTGATCCAGCGCCGCGCTATTTCCTGGTTGCTGTATTCGCGGTTTTCCACGCCGCCCGTGGAGCCGATACCAATGGTCAGAGCACCCGCCGTGCAGTAATAAGGCGTGTTGCGGCAGTCTTCCCAACCGGCAATTTTCTGCTGCCCTTCTTTCGTCGTTCTGACGCTTCCGGGTGCCAGTGAAATGCCCAGGGCCACAATCACCGCAATCGAACATTTTTTGATGATGTTCTTCATGTCGGGTTATCCCCGTGCAGTTGCTCCAGCAACTGCCGTTCGCGGTCCGACAGGTTGCGGGTTTCCGCCTGGCGGAGAATCTGCTCTATCAAATCGTTACGGCGCTGGCTGGCCTGCTCAATGCGGCGGCGGTGAATCGCCAGCCGGACGGCGGAAACAATCCCCAGAAGAAGGCCAGCCAGCGCCAGCTTTTCGCTGACGGTCATGACGCCCACGCCGGTCACCAGGGCGGATGTTGCAAACGCAAAATATTCGTTAATACGATCCAGAGTCATTCCCATAACTGGACGGTTACCCGTTCCACCTCGCTGGTTATCACGGGCATTTCGATCTCCTGCCCGGCATTCAAAAAAATCTGGTTGCTCAGTCCCGGATTAGCTTCGAGCACCTTCTCCGTGACACCTGCGGTTTTGCCGTAATGACGCCAGCAGAGCTGATCAACCGTGTCGTTTTGCAGCGCCCTGACTTTCATCAGAACAGCTCCGCATAAATACGGGCTTCTTCCCGAATGTCCGCGATACTCCAGCGCCCGTCCCGCCAGAGATCATCGATCTGCCTGTCCAGAGCCTCCGCATCCTTGTCGCCCTTAGGCGTGGTGCCAACGTCCCTGTAACCTTCCAGTACGCTGGCGCGCGTGAAGGAGTAGACCGCACGCCGGAAGCGATAGACTTTTGCGCTTTCTCCGTTAATCTGCTCGACAGATTCACCGGTGGAAGTCAGCAGTACAGAAGCCAGCGATTCCGCGCCTTCAGCTTCCCTTTGCTTGCGCCAGTCCTTCAGCTGATCCGCGACATGCAGCGCGGCCTCCGTTGCCATATGCATTAACCGGGATGTTGTAATGTCACCGGCGATGCGGGCCGCGAGGCGCAGATCGTGGAGCTTCACTGTCGGCCAGAAAGTGCCGACGGCAATCTGTGCGCCGCCGTCGTCCACATCCGTCACATCACTCTCTGCGGACCTGACGGGGCGCTGTGCGATAAAACTCATCGTCGTTTCTCCGGTAGGTCAGGCGGTGGGCGTCCGGTAAAAAGACCGCATTACGGGCAGATCGCCGAGCGCGCCGCCTGCGGCGCAGGGCCAAGTCGTTACAGTCAGGCGTTTTCTCTGACGGCGGTTTTCGTTGTCTTTTTTGCCGCCGTTTTGCGGGTGGCTTTTTGGGTGCCGGCCGCCGTTTTCTTCTGCTTGCGTGTTCGTGTTGCTTTTTCTGCTACGGGTGTTTCGATTGCCGCTGCATCACTGGATGAAGTCTCATCTTCCGCATCGCTCCCCGCCGCGCTGGTCTGCGGTGCCTTCTTCAAAGCACTGACCAGAGAGGCGATCTCCCGTTTCACACCAGCTCCCGGGTTCAGGCTCATGGCTTCCCGGAAGAGTTTCAGCGCTTCGCCTTTGGTTTCCGCGTCTTCCGTGTCGCGGCGGCAAAATGCCCTCACCTTGCACAGCTTCGCGCGGACCTCATCCGGCATATCACTGTCAGCCACAATTTCGGCCAGCTCGTCCAGCATGGCGATATAGCCTGACAAATCGGCTCCGGCGTCCGTGGTGGCGAGGTTCAGAATGGGATTGCAGATTTCTTCGGTCAGCACCGTGGGTGCCGGGCGGCGATAGTTGTCATCCGGCATGCTCAGGTCATGCTTAACGACATAGCGCCCGATACGCAGCGCCAGCGCATAATCGGAGCAGTCCACCGCCCAAACCATCAGCGTGGTGATAACCGGATCCGCGCGCCCGCTGTCGCCCTCGATCGTGCCGTCAATCCATCCCTGAAACTCAGGAAGGATGCTGGCCTTTACGGCGGCCTTCGCCTGGCGGGACTGGATCTGGCTCAGCGAGGATTTATGCATATGCAGGCGAAAGAGGATCTGCTCATGCGCGGTGCGCGTCTCCGCGTCACGCTCATCACTGGAGCCTCGCCTCTCTGCCATGACCTTCTGAAAATGTCTTTGTGCCGGTGTCAGCATGCGTTCATTCTCCTGGGCGGGCTTGCTGCCCGCCATGTGATGGGGATTATCAGGCGAATGTCACGCCGTCGATCATGGCAATCATGCCGTACTCTTCAATGACATAGTCGTCATTGCTGGACTGATAAGTCGCCACGCGGTTGTAATGCGGCTCTTCCTGGATAGAGCGACGCAGGGAGCCTTTCTGGTAATACACAGAAAGGTTTTTCAGATTGGTGATGAGCACGACGTCTTCAGGAATGCCCGGGACAAAGACCGTCGGCAGGCCGCCGATCTTTTCCTGGCTGACAATGAGCTGCGCGGCCAGCAGTTCGGTATTCGGATTGGTCTGGCTGAGTGCGTTCACTTTCGGCAGGTTCACTTTCAGCAGCAGATCGGACGAGAGCACAGTCACCAGTCCGGGAGCGCGGCGGAACCAGGGATCCATAAGGCTGTGACGCGCATCAAGCACGGCGGCATCAATATTGCCGTAGGTGCCTGACGCAATTACCGCGTTATTCTCATCACGGGAGGTCAGCGTGATACCCGGCATAATGCGCTGCGGCGCTTCATTGCGGATTTTTTGCAGCCAGCCAACGCCGCAATCCTGCAATAACGGGTAGGTCGTGCGGTCGGAGTTTTCAGAGTAATGCGTGCCATTAAAGCCAATCATCTGGCGATCCAGCCCCAGCTGACGAGCCATCGCATTACTGATTAATGACTGAAATTCAGGGTGACCGGCCCACGCGTCCAGCTCCGCATACGAAAGCGCATAGTCATAGTTGGTTTTGCGGCAATGGTAGCTCTGCGGCTCTTTGTTATGGTTCGGTGCCGGGTTGCGGCGATTGGTACCGTCCGAGCTGTTATTGGTGCTTGCCATCGGCCCCTTACTGCCGATCTTTATTTTCTGGCCTTCCTGCTCTTTCACAGGGAAGTGATTGACCTGCTTCATGAAGTCATCCGACTCCATGGCGGCCTGTTCCAGTTTTTGCTGAATAGTCGGATCGACGTTAAAACGCTTGGTCACAGCAGAAGGTGAAACGCCGTTCAGCTGCGCCTGTCGCACAATGTAATTATCAAATAGTTCGCGGGTCTGGTTTTCCATGGTTACCTCTTAGAAGTCTGCAAGCTGCGCGCTTCCGTTGCCGGTTGCCGCCGGTCGTGCGCTGTAATTTTCTGCGGGCTGGAGCTGGAGCTGACCGCGCAGCTCGTTAAGTTCGCTGGTCAGTTGCTGAATGGTGGTTTTGTCCTGCTGGCGTTCCTGCTCCAGGGCACTGAACCGGTCAATCTGGTCGGCCTGAGATTGAGCAACGGCTTCAACAACCTGATGCAGCTGACTGAAGCGCTGATCGTCCGTTTTCTGGCCTTTACCAAGGATGCCCATCACGCGGTTGAACCAGTTAACGCCCTCCTCGCCGCGCTGGGCTGCCAGTTCGATCACTTCAGCTTCAAGCGCATCTGAGAACAGCGGCGCCTCAATCTGCTGGTTATTGAAGGCCATCACCTGCGCGCGCTGCTGGGCGGCGAATTTAAGGCGCTCAGTTCCCAGGCTCGCCGGTGTGTCCGTCATCGCCAGTCCGACCACATACGCCTTGCCGTTGAGTGCAAACTGCGGATGCAGCTCAATACTGGAATAGATTTTTTTGCCTTCATCGGTGAGCTGCTTCATTCGTGCCGACGCGTCGATCTCGGCATAAAGCGCCGTACGACCGGCCAGCGGCCCCTCGGTGATATCCTCCGCGCTCAGTGCAGCAACATCCCCCATGGCGCCGAA